CCCTGAGAAGAATCACCTTCACCTTGAGTGGGCATTGCCTGAACCTCTTGCTTTTTATACTTCACATACTCAGTGATTTCACGAGCAAGTTTCAGAACTTCATCAAAAGTTTCAGTCAGAGAAGCACGAGTCAAAAACTCATTTTCATCATCATTGAAAGAAATGTTATGAAAAGCACCAATCTTGTAGTAAAGATTGATTCGGTCAATGAAAGTCAGTTCATCCAAGTTCTCTTCCTTGGTTGAAAAGAAGTCATCGTTGTTCAGTTCATTATAACCATTGTAGAAAGTCCGAGAAAGACCAGGATACTTTTTCTTCATCAGACGTTCCACACGAACATCCTCAAGAACGTTCACAAAATCTTTAGGAACTTCAGGATATTCTTTAGTCCAGTCAATATTATCAGTGAAGAGTGCGTGTCCCACTTCATGACCCACCAGAAGGTCATAGACAGTTGCAGATGCTTTATCCCAACTCGGAAGAGTCAGCACACGACGGTCCACATCGAACATTGCAGTCGAAACTTTCTTGTGCTCGATAATCAGATTCTCAGTTGCCAGACATTTGGCAAGAGACCCCTTGACTTCTAGGTTGACGGACATCTGGTGTGCTTTTGAACTCCGTTCATCATAGCAGAAAAAAGGGGGGTCACCACTCCCCCCTAGACACTGCGTAAACCGTCCACCACTAAAGACGGGTCTTTTTGGTTTCTCAAAGCTACAAAGAAAACCTCAAGACTTGTATAGAATACCATACGGTCTTGAGGTTGTCAACTATTGACTTATGTGCGATTTCTTCGTTAAAATCACTCTGCTGAGCTTGATGATGAATCTTTATCTAGCTCACTAAGAGCTTCTAATGCTCCTTGAATTTTTAAATACTGTTCTTTTTTTATATTAAAATCTTGTTCCAATTGAATAAGATCATTCTTAAGTTCTTCTGCTTTTGCTAGAAGAGTGTCATTCATTGTTTTCGCATCCATGAGTTTATTAATTTAAAATAACTACAAAAATATTTATCAGGTTTTCATAATGAAGCAAAGTGCGTAGTATGGTGGTCTATTTTCATGAGATTGTCCACCTCCTGTTGAAGATAAAGAGTGTACATGCCCCCCAACACCATTAATTGAAACACTATGAGAGTGTCCACCACCACTAAGAGATACATTATGTGCGTGAGCATTACTTGCACCACTGGTTGTAAATGAATGTGCATGATCTCCTGCTCCATCTGTTACACCACCTTGAGGATTAGCTCCATCACGAGCACCTCCACCACTAGTTCCTCTTTGAGGTAAAGTTAAAACATAACCATGTTGGTGAAATCCAGAGGGATTTGTACTTCCAGTATGTGTATGATTTGCAGTTTCTCCAGAAGTTTGTCCACTATGACTATGAGAACCATCACCACTTGTTGAACCAGAGTGACTGTGATCACCAGCACTACTCATTGAGTGACTGTGAGATGGAATTTGAGACTCATTTAGTGAAACAGAATCTGCACCACCAGTTGCATTTGGGTTATAATTTCTTCCAGCACCAACAATAAATCTATCTCTTAAATCTGGTGTTCCATTAGATCCATCACATAATGCCCAACCAGATGGAATATTTAATGTAGTCCCAGACCACATTACAATTCCACCAGTTGGGAAAAAATTAATTGAAGCATCTAATTTTTGTGCTGTTACAGAACGATCCGCAATTTTAGAAGTTGTTACTTGGAGATTTCCAATTGCATCAGTTAAGATGCAACCAGATGAAAAATCACCAGAAACAATTTTTCCATCTCTGATAATTTCTACTTCTGTTCTTGCCATTTTGTAAACCTTTTTAAGTATTTATTTTAATTATCAATACTTGATTACAGGAAGAAGTGCAACAAAAGGTGGTCTATTTTCATGAGCATTTCCAGAACCAGCAGAACTTGTTGTAAATGAGTGAGTATGGTCTGAAGCACTATTAATGCTTATTGAGTGAGAGTGACTTCCCGCAGAATTCAATGACATTGAGTGAGAGTGATCTCCTGCTGGGTTTAACGACATACCATGTGAGTGATTTCCTGCTGGGTTTAATGACATACCATGAGCATGATCACCTGCGGTATCAGTGTTTCCACCAGTATCCCCTCTGTTTGCTTCTGGACCACCACCTGGTTGCTTAGGTGTATTATTTGTTTGTGTTCTTGAGTATCCATGTCTGTGAGAACCTGCAGGACTAGTCGAACCACTATGAGAGTGATCACCTGCCGCACTTGTTGAACCACTATGAGAGTGCCCACCAGCACTGCTAGTTGAACCACTATGGGTGTGATCTCCAGCACTAGTTGTTGAACCAGTGTGAGAGTGAGATCCACCAGAACCAGTGGTTCCATTATGACTATGTGAAGGCATTTCACCTTCTGTCAATGCAACTGTATTGGAACCACCAGTAGAACCAATTGCATAAGAACTTCCAGAACCAGCAGTAAAGTAATTTCTTAGGTCTGGAATTTTACCTGCTGCTCCATAAGTTGTTCCCAACATTGCATATAGTGAAGCAAAGTTTGCAGTTATTCCTTGGACAGTTCCAACTCCATTCGGAACAATTGAACCATCACAAATAAGATAACCAGAAGGTGCAGATGAAGTTGCAAAATAAAATACAGAACCAGTTGGAACACCAGGAGGAATTGATTTCCACGCAACACCTGTTTGTGATTGAGAATCGGCAGTTAATACTGAACCATCAGCACCAACTTCTTGCATAACCGCAGCATTGTCACGAATACCAACAGGAATCTGACCTTTTCTATCCCATGCTGGGTCAGAAAGAAGTGCTCCTTGTCCTCCAAGTGCAATAATGAAGCAACTTAATCCAGCAGTAGGTGCTGTAGTAAATCTAATTTTTGCAGTGTATTCACCAGATTCATTTGTCGGAACCAGATAGTCAGTATTTCCTTTTTGAATTACACCACCAATAGAAACAATCAAGTTGATTGGTCCAACAGGGACAAAAGGAGTGCCACCATCTCTGGTTAGATTAAATTCTAATGTTGAACCATTAAATGAACCAGAAATATCATCAAGAAGAATCGAGTTTCCTACAGGGAATGTTGAAACTGTAATTGGGGGTCCAGGAATAAATCCTAGAGAATCAATAAAATCTTGACCAGTTAAAATACTATCAGTTCCATTTGCCCTTAAGAAATTAGTTGGTCTTCCTGGATTCTTCTTAATATAGGAACGTGCAAACACATCACCATCAATATCAGCACTTCCAGTGAGGTCAAAATCACCACCAACCAATAATCCCTGAGTAATTGTAGTAATACCAGAAACATTTAGGTTTCCACCAACTAACGCATGACTTGCTAGTGATAATTTACCACCGAGAGTTGTGTCACCACTAGCACTTAATGTTCCTTGGATGGTGGTATTTCCATGATAACCACCAACATATAAATTCCCTGCAATACCAACACCACCACCAACAATAAGAGCACCAGTTCCAGTGCTGTTGGATTGTGTAGTTCCTCTTATGGTAACACTAGCATTTGATGCGTTGCTTCCGATATTTAAAGTAGTTGCTGCCTGGAAAGCATTTACAATTACTGCGTTATTGTTCAGCAAACTAAATGTTGGGCTTAATGTCTCTAGAGTATTTCCTCCGAGGGTAAGTGTTCCAGAAATAATTGTATTTCCATTTGATGCAATTTTTAGTTTTGTTTCTGCTGGGTTGTCAAAACTCTCAGAACCGTATGCAAGAGATGCTTCTGGATTTGCGAGTTTCCATGAATAACCATCACTTGCATCAATACCAGCATACCAACGACGATTTGCATTATTATTGGTGATGTCCCATGATAATGCAACGTCACCAGAACCACTTTGAGTTAGTTTAAAGTGATTTCCTTTTAATTCAGTTCCACTATTATTTTGGAATACTGTAACTGTTCCAGAAGAACCAACTAAAACTCTTTCAGTATTATTTGTTAAAATTGAAACACTACTATCTGCATCAACTGCGTTAATACTTAGTTTTGATGAACCCCTATGAATTAGATCTGTACCCTCACCTGAGATTGTATCATTCTTTCTTATGATAAAACCACCATTCGGATATAATCTATCATCACCATGTAAAGAAATTGATGTTAGTCCATCGGTATTTCCGATACCAATATCAAATGTTCTAGAGTTTGACAATCTAGAAGTGATTGTTCCTCCAATTGAAACTGAATTTCCAGTATTCAGTTCAATCACATTTCCATCAACAACTAAATTATCAATAATTCTAGTTGTTCCAGAATCACTATCAATGGTTAAATCACCTATTACAGAGTCGATAGTATTATCATCTCTAACTGCTATACGAATATTTCCAAATTTTGCTCCAACACCAAATACATTAGTATTAAAGTCTACTCTTTTTGCAAATGTTGATATACCAGTTACTTCCAAGTCATTCAATAGAGAAATGCCAGCAAGATGAACTTGAGTATACGATGAAGTAAGTCCAGTAATTGGGTCCAATCCTAGCCCAGTGAATACTGCAGTTCTTTGAATTGTTGCATTTTGGAAAGTTACGTTTCCGAGACTTTGTGGTTGAGTAAAAACAACTTGACCGTCTACGATTAAGTTTTGAACTTTTGATTCACCACGAACTTCAAAATCAAATGAACTATTATCTACAGTGTTTACATGTAATTTATCTGTTCTAATATCAATAATGTCTGGTTGTCTGCTAATTACTCCAAATGGTCTCCACTCATTATTAATTCTTACATGTCCAATATAATTGGATGGGTTGGATAATAAGGAGATATCACCAGAACGAGGTGCTGCAATAGTTAGAGATGTTGGTGTAGAAATTCCTACAGTAACTAATTTCGATTGTGCGGCAGTTCCCTTAAGATATAGATTTTTGGTCTCTATACCGAAGTCTGAAAGATTTGTTACCTTTTGTGTAAAGTTTACTGGACCATAGAACTGAGATGCTTGGTTGTTATTCTCACCACCCTCAACAGTAAGTCTTTGACGAACTAAAAGTTCATCAAAAATTCCACTTGAAACTGTGGAAGATTCCCCTTGAGAGTCGTCACCAGTATAAGTTAATATTGGTGCTTCAATTACACTCTCTTCTCCAGTTGCCGAACTCAATTTCTTGCTTCCAGAGAAAAATTCTCCAAGGTCGTTCATACCAGTATAAACTACTGAACCACCTCTTTGTTCTTTTGCCTGTGAAGTTAGAACTTCATCTTCAGACAGAATTCTATTCTGTCTTTGTGGCATACCAGTGGAATAGTTACCAGGACCAAATCCCAGATACTCAAATGTATGTCCAGATGCCCTCATGAATGATGGTCGTCTGACTTCTGTTGGAATTATCTTTATTTTTCTTGCAGAGGAACCAATAGGAGCACTTGTTTTAAATGTTCCAAATTGACCACGAAGAACTGTGAATGGATTTGACGAACTTGCAATTCTAATAATTTCAGAATTTATAGCATAATAATCACCTCTTCTTACTGAAGATGCATCTGAAAAACTTATTGTATTACTATTTCCGTCAAAAAGTTGATCCGTGTATACAGTTACTTTATCATATAGTGTTGAACCACGAGAACCAAGATTTTCCTCCCCTCTTCCAATATTTCTGGAGTTTGGTGATAAAGTTCTCCTTAAAACAAAACCAGATGAAGTGGATGCGGTTTGTGTCAATCCATAGGAGACTACACTAAATGTAGTGATTCCAATGGAATCTCGTACAACAAATTCACCATTTAAAATATTTGAACCAGTTTGTATAATTCTTACTTTATTTCCTGGAAGCAATCCATGAGCAGTAGAAGTTGTATATGTTATGATTCCAGTTTGAGTATCAGAAGCTACTGCAGAGACTATACCACAAGATTCTGACGATGTAATTGCAAATGGTAATTCTCCAGTTGTATTGGGTTCATATGTACTAATTCCAACTGGAGCATCCAGAACTACTGACTTTGAATCTGGAATAGAAATTACTTTAAATACATTATTAAGATCATCTTGAGAGAATCCATTTAACTCAATAATAGTATTTCTATTATCATTAATTCCAGTTACTGTTACAACGCTAGCAGTTGAACCACCAGGAATGCTCAATGTATCATTGACACTATAAGCAGAACCTGGGTCCAAAATCTCAACATTTGATATATTTCCCGAGGCATTTGTTGTTACTTTTACTGTTGCACCTTCTCCACTGGAAATTATTGGAAAAAGTTGTCTTGAGTATAGAGTTTGGGAAGCAGGATATCCAGAACCAGGTGTAAATGAAACACTCTTAATAGAATTTAAATTATGTTGTACATCGGTGTTGATGGTTATAGTTGTATTTCCTACACCACTCAAAGAAACATAAGTTAGACCATAACCAATTTTACTATTTTTTGCAAAGAAATTAATTGCTTCTCTTGTAATAGAGTGTCGTTTGTCACTTGTGGTGATTTTTCCAATAGTTCTTAGTTCAGCATGACTTACTGCTGCTTTTGGATTTGTTTCAAAATTATCTCTATCTAATTGTGGGTATAGATTTTTTACGTCCTGATTGAATTCTTTCGAATCAAGACCAAATCCAACGTTTGATGAGGGGGAAACATTAGAACTCAAACAAATCAAGTGGTAGATACCATCCTGTCCATCAGCACCAGGAATGTGTCTCTTTACCTGGGAAACACGGTAAATGAAGAAGGTATTTTTATAAGAATCTCTTGAAAATACTGGTAGTGCTTCTCTTTGCTGTCTTGTGTTTCTCGAATCTATGTCATTACTAAAGGTTCCAGGATTTGTGGAAACACCACTAATGGTATATTGGAATTGCTTTGAGTTTAAGATAGAATCAACTGTGTATATTCCATTGTAAGTTGATACTATTCCCGAAGCACTTGGATTGTTGGTGCTTCTTACTTTCTGAATGTTTACAGAATCCCCAGAAAAAAGTCCATGAGGTAGTTCTGTTGTTATTGTTACTATTTGATTATTATTAATAATAGAACCAGCACTAGCATTAACTATTACCTTCTCGTTCCTTAAATCTTTCGAACTAAGTAAAGTATCATTTGTATATGAAATACTAGTTACACCAACAGTTTTAGATTCCTGTATTACATATCCAGCTTCTGGTTGCTTTGCATTTTCATATTCTTTTGGAATAACATAACGAATTTTATAAATTTTATCATCAATTGAACGATTGTCTAGCTTTCTCTTAATAAATGTGGACGATGTTTCTGTTCCAATTACAGAAGTGCCAATTCCAACTATTGCATTATAAATTTGATTTTCTACTGCTGACGCAGAACCAGTAATATACCAATTACTTTCAGATTCATCATATTGAATTGGGTGTCCAATTTCACCTGGGAGTTTATCTGATACCCTACTGCTAATTGTTAGGACTCCACCAGTGTTTGTTAGCCCCAAAATTGGAACATCGGCAATAGCATCATTAAGTGATTGTGCTAATTTTATTTGGTTTGCTCCAACACCAGTTGTTATAGCATAATAAATCCCTTCATTTTCAAGTCCATCTGGAGTTTGTCCAGTATCACTAAAAATTCTAATCTTCTCACCATTGATTAGTTGGTGATTTGAAGAGAATGATAGAATATTATTTACGATATTATTTTGCCCATTTATTCTTGTTACTTTATATTCTTTCTTTGCAGAGGTTCCAATACCACCAGATACTGGCATTAAAATTGGGGAGCTGTATGTAGTTTGTGCAGTACCTATAGTTATAGTTAAATATAATTTATCCTCGTTTCTTGCACCAACTCTATATCCATCAACTTGGAATGCTGGGACAATTTCTACATTATCCGCACCATAAATGTATAGCTTATCTGGGCTTACCGAGTTTATTACTTTTAATGCATCTAATGACAACCAAGTAACTTCATTTTCCTCAACATTAACCTCTTTTGGTGGAATAATGTGAGTAATATAACCAGTATCATCTCTATCGAATGATTCTGGTTTAAATCCAATTGATTCTAGAGAAGTATTACCAAAGTTTGAGTTGGAGTTGGTAATAGACATATCTGCACCAGACTCCGTTAAAAAGTGTCTGGCAAAACCAATAGCAAATACTGAAACTGCTTGTATAAAAGCATTATTAGATGCTCTTATGTGGAAGTTCTCATACGAAGGTTTAAATATTGCTCTAGAGTTTGTGTGAAGTGGTTTTTCTAAACTATTAGATGGAAGAGTATTTTCATCATAGAAAATACCATTATCATATAAAATAAATGCGTTATTATCTTTCTGGAGAGAAACTCCAGTATACTGAGCAACAACGATCGATTTAAATCCAGTTGCTCTGCTTCCATCTGCCCACAATCCGTTCATTCCATAAACAGATCTTAATGAACAGTTGAAGATGTATGGAGATGCAGAACTTACTGTATCCGATCCAATTGTTAATGATGCGGTGTCGATTTCATTTGTATTTGGTAAATACTCTGTTGGTGCAGTGTTAGTTACGAATGTAAATGTATTAATACCAACAATTTCTTTTACAGTGAAAGACCCATTATAAGAACCAGAGTCAATAGTTACTCCATTAATTAAAAAGGGACTATCGACAAAGAGATTATGTGGTACTGTTTCTCCAGTTTGCTTGTTTGATGTTGTTACTGTAATTAAATTTAAATCTCCAGTTCCATCACCATTACCAGCACGAATGCTTGAAATTCCTAATGGATTTGGATCTAAAGAACCAACAATTCTAAATTCATCTACTGATGGTTCAAAATCTTTACCAACTGGGAAATCTACTAATCCCCTTCCAGTAATATCTCCATATGCCTTGGCAACCTTGTAATAATACATGTCAAGGTCTGTGATATATGTCTGGTAATTGCCAAGTTTTACCTTGTTAACCCCGTCTGCATATGCAAATGATACCAATTTGTGGTGCGAAAAATTTGGTACTACCTTGCTTGATGTATAATCTAAAAATACTGTTTTAGTTGGGTCTGCATCAAAAATACTAAAAGCAGTAAAATAGCAAGTACCAGTTACGTTAAAAATGCTGGTATATTCTACATTATCATCCTTAGGATTTGGTACAAATAGTGGACGAATCTTAGTCTTTCTTAGATCTAATCCAATAATTGATGTACCACGAGGTAAAATTACCCCACCCAAAACAGAATTATATTTGTATAGATCATTTGATGAATCTAAAATATCATAATTTGTGGTTAATCCAAATTGGTCTAGTGTAGTTTCTTCCCAGGTATCTTTTCCAGTTTTTCTTTTATATACAGCATTCCCATTAATTTCTTCAATGGAAAATCCTGGTCTATTGTCAATATAGTGTGTTCCAGGATAAACAAGAATTGTTGTTCTATCAATTCTGTCGTTGTTTTTTCCTTGTTGATATGAAAATCTTGCTGCTTCTATTAATGCCCTTTGAATTGTTTTGAATGGTCTTGATAACGAATTACCTTGGTTCTCAAAACTATCAGTAGCATCAAAATCAGATGGATTTACATAAAGGATATTACCTTCAGCATTTTTGAGAAAATTCTCTAACCTTGAAAGGGGCATTTTATGACTACAGTAACTTAATCTTAAGTTATTTAGCTATCAAAATTGTCTTAAATTTACTAATCTGAGGGAAGTTCTTCTGGGTTTTCTAAATCCAATTCAAACATAAGAGGGTGACACTCCTCCATCATCAAGTAACTAGACCAGGCATACATATCTTCTGCAGAATAATCGAGTTTCTCTTCTGCTTCCATTTGGACGTATGGATCTTCTTGCATTTCTATGGGAATGTCATCGAATGTAAATGGAATTCCATTTATGAAATACATATCGACTATCACCCCTTCGTGATAGCAATAGTTTGACGTGATTTTGTATTTCATTATACAACCCACTACATTATATTTATTTTTAAAAATACAGTGTTCTATTGATTGTAAGTTGCTGGATTGTATTTAAGGTATTCAAGAAATGTCATTTTCATTTCTTTAGTTGTCATTCCGCAGTGCTTAGCTGCTTCTGGCAATGTCATCGTACAATAAAACAAACCATCATTTGCTTCTTTAACATTTTCTGGGGTTGTTTTGATTTTTTCTTCTTTTAGCATTTTATAGTCAATTTTGTACGGGTTCACTATTCAATTCTCCACGAAGTTCTGCCAATTTTGCCTCTGCAAGACATTGAACGCATGTCCAATATGTTTCACCACTAATTGGAAAGTGCTCATCTGTAAAATGCTCTGCGATATCTTCTTGAATTCCACGCAATTCGTTCAAACTTTCTCTTGAAATAAACATTAATACCTGATATGGAAGTCCTGAGGTATCCTAGCACAGAAAGATGACCCGTCAATGCCACAGTGGACAGAAAATTAATTGGCAAAGTATGTAACAGTTTCTGCAGTAAAATCTACAATTACTCTAGAATGTCTTTGTCCATCGGTATCAACGTTTGATGATTGAAATTCTATACTTCTTCTAATAGATTTTGATGAAGGAAATGAGTTTATTGCTGTTGGATTGCTAAATGTATGAGTGGAAGTATTTAAAACCATTGTACCTCCTTGATACGCATCCATACTTACGATTACTTCGTCACCTTTGACTGCGTTCCAAAAGCATCTAAGATCTAATGTAAATGAAGTTGCAGATGGGTAAACTTGTTTAAATTTTGCCCTATCAATATATACTGCTTCAATACCAACACCAGTATTATCACCTCCCCAATAAGCAAAAGTAATTCCATTTCTGCTTATTACATTATCTCTACCCCAACCAAGAACTGCGGAAGTTCCTGTTGGATCTAAAAGTGATGCTCTTATATCCAAGTCAGCACCAGTGGTAACTAGGTAATTAAAAACAAAAAAATCACCATAGGTAACAGCAGGGTCACGGAATTCACCAGAACGAAATGCTTTTGCAACACCAAATGAAGTAGGCATAATTTGTAAACAATATTAACTGAAGTTTAGTGCAGATGAACCGTAAACACGTATAGTTCCAGAAGAATCTCTAGCAATAGTAAAGCTCAAAATATCTTCATTGTTTGTTGGTAATGGTGCAATACCACCACCCCATCTAACTCCACCAGGAATAGTTGTTCCGTTGACTGTGCAGGTTTCACCATATCCCAAAAGTGAATCGGAGTCAATAATTAACGTAACAGTAGTTGCTTTTGCTGCTTCTGTATTGACACCAGTAAATGCCCATGTTGAAACGGATTGAGTTAATACCCCAACAACAACTGTTCCCAAGTTGACATCAATATTTAATACTCCATTAGTTGAGGGGATATTTGTTCCAAACGTACTTACTATTTTTTCAGTAATTGCACCCTCGAAGTGAGTTATTCCATTAAGTCTTCCATCTCCAACAACTTCAAGAGTAGAACGTGGATCTGTTGTTCCAAGACCCATTCTTCTAGTGGTTTCTGAAATCGAAACTATTGTTCCTGCAGTTCCAACATTAATATTAGATGCTGTTATAACACCAACATTCAAAAATCCACCATTTATTAATGTAACTCCATCAAGGAATGTCGTTCCTTTAACATTAAATTTGCTATTTAATACGCTGGTTCCAATACCAACGTTCCCATTTAATCTCCAAATATTACTACTTAATTCATCAATTGCCCATCTAGATGCAACATATAGTTCACCATTTTGATATAGTGTTCCCGTAAAGTTAATATCACCAAGAACATCAACATTGAATGATGGAGAAGTGCTCCCTATTCCCAATCTATTTGTAAATGGATTATATACCAATCCATTCGTATCAACATTTAAATATCCAACATCAGAACTTGATGAAGAGAATGTTAGGAACTGAGTGGAATTTGTATTATCATTTGTTAGGTAAATTGACTGAGCAGCACCAACAGTAACTGCATCAGGTGCTCCCCATACTGGAGGATTGGGACCTTGAGATATTAAAACTTGTCCAGTAATTCCTCTTCCGTTACTTACATATACTAAATCACTAACTCTAAAGTCTCCTTCAACATGAAGTTTATGTCCTGGAGTTGTTCCCAATCCCACACCATTAAATACTGAATCTACTATTAAAGTATTAGTATCTACTGTTAAACTTGCACCAATCGAAACGTTAGAAGTCGTTGTTACGGTGTTTGTATATACACTTCCTGTTGAAGTTAGTCCCGATACAGTTGCATTAGTTGCAAAGAAATTTGCTATCGTTCCTGCAGTGGAAACGTTTGCATACTTTGTCTTTAGGTCATTTGTCGTTGTAATTCCAGATATGAGTGCATCTGCACCTTTCAACGAAACAATTTGAGAATTTGTTGCATATATTGTTGTTATTGTTGCAATTCCAATTGTAGCAATTCCTGTAATGGTTGCATCAGTGGCAGATAACCTATTTGTAGTGGTTACACCACTAACATTAACTCCAGTTGCCTGAATAAAACCAAATGTGGAAATGCCACTAACAGACAAACTTGCTAAACTGGAACCACCTCCAATTTGAAGTCCACCATTAGCAACAACGAGGCCATTAAAGGTGGAAACCCCACTAACTGTTAAGTCAGTGAAAGTATTTGGAGCATTTGCTATTGCTGCCTCTATAGTTTCTGTTGTTACTGCATCAAGTGATACAATATTTTTTAATTGTCTGGTTGAACTAATTACTTCTGTGCTACCGATTGATAGTCTATTTACTGATGCTAAATTATTAATTAAAATAGTATCAGAAGTAAGAGAAGATGAGAAAAGAGTTGTTATTGTTGAAACGCCAGTTGCTTTAATTGCTCCATTAACATCTAAAGCAACTCCAGGTAGAGTTGACCCAATTCCAACTCTATTGGTTGAGTAATCAAATATAAAGTTAGAAGAACCTGCAAGTTGACCATCAGAACCATGATATTGAATATTTCTCAGTGTTCCAGCCGCAGGAGAGGTGATTCTTACAGTTGCAACTCCTGTCTGCTCTTCTGGATCATTGCTGACAAAATCTACAGAAACGCCTGGACCAATAAAGTTTAAAGTTGTAAAACTACTTGCAGCACCAACAAGAACATTTTCATCCCTAATTGTAAATGCCCCAGGTATAACACCTAGTCCCAAACCAGATAGTGCAGATGGAGGAACCCAATATCTATCTGATCTATCTGTTTGAGCAAAGGATGCAAGAATATATGCACCACCATTTGGATAAGGTTTTGCCCCAATGGATGATGGTCCAACTAGTGGATTCCCTAAATCAGGCTCTGCTTGGTCTAAAGAAAGGTAATCATATCTTGTAGATGATATGCCAGTACCAAATTTCTTCTTAACTCTATTACTTAAATACTCAGCCATTTTTATTATTGATTAAATGTTTCAAGGATGCTGGATAGGAATTTTAAATCTGTTCCCGAACTTCCACTTATAGAAAGAGTATCTCCTGTTTCTATAACCAATTTTCCAGATAATAAGTTTGAAGTGTCATTTGCTGGAATTGGATAATCCTTAAGTAGTTCTGTAGTTACAGTTCCAAAACCAATTGTTGTTCTATTGTGATATAAACTAAGAGTCTGTTCAGTATTTCCAACGTTTGCGCATTGTGCTAAAAGAATAACACCAACAAATCCTACTGGTGCTTCATAAATTGTTTCTGTGGTAACACCAACTACTTTTGTTATAGTTCTAAAGTTATTGACTGCTGCGGCTGCTACTGCCATTTGTTAGTTTCCTCCTAATTATGAGAGTGCAAGGATGAATGGTGTCATGGTTGTGAATAATGCTTTTGTGAAATCTCTACCAGAAACAGCACCAGTTGCCTGATTAATTGTTACTCCATCACCAATTCTAAAGTTTCCTGCTTGGTCGGTGCTTGTATAAACAACGTCACCACCATTCAGTTTAACAACCTCATTTTCTTGAATTGTTACACCACCAAGTGCTGGTTTTGCTTTTAGTATCTCAACACCAGAACCAATAAATTCAAATGCATGAGAAGAAGCAAGTTGTAAACTTATTCTAGAGAAATATGCAGTTGTTCCAAAACTTACTGTATTATTTAGATTCTGTGCGAGAGTTACTGTTGCAATTCCTGCTGATGGGAGAGTTGACTCAAGAACTCTGTAATAGATTGGATCTATTCTTGAAACTTGTGCAGTTGCTGTAGTGCCAGAATCTGGTGATTGAATTGTCACATTTGGAATGCCAGAATATTGACTACCAGCAGTAACAACTGTGACTGCGGTAACTCTTCCATCTTCAACAGTTGCCGATGCCTGTGCTGTAATTCCGTTAGGACCAGTAGGAGCATCTATTGTTACTCTTGGGACAGCAGTGTACCCAGAACCACCATCAGTAATCTGAATTTCTTGGACGGAATAATAGAGTTCATCGAAATAAACAACTTGACCATCATAAGGTCTATAACTTCCAATTCCAGAAATTACAACTTCATTTTGACCAGTTGGGGTTGTCGTTGCCGCAACTCCAGTCATAGTATAAATTGACTTAGTATTATTATTTCCAACTCCAATCGATACTAATCCAAAATTTCCAAATGATGAATTGGAGTTTGTGATGTCACACTGACCACCAGATTCGGTATAAATCGCAGTATCACAGCAAATAGTGAAAATAGACACCAACTGAGCATATGCACCATTTGTAATTGATACTCCGATTCCACCCTGATTGTATTGAGTATAAGAATCAACCGACATAGAACCAGTAACACCAACATCATCCTGGTCTCCAGGTTCTGCAGTAAATCCATCCACTTTCATACCAATGCTCTTTGGTATAAAGTTGGTGCAGTTTCTAATATATGGTCCCTGTAAAATGGGTCCTACACCAGGAGAGTATGATGGGTCATTTGGAATTGTACTTCCTGCTCCCGCATTTCCTGGATAGGTAGTATTAATGCCCACCCCAAGTATTGATACTCCAACACCAACGATAGTAGTAACAATTCCAGCACAAGTGTTAACGGCAGATAGAACATTTGCGCATGAAGCAATATCCTTATTGGACCCAGTTTCTGGATCTGGCAAGATTCCCAAATCTTTTACTTGTGTAAATTTATTTTGATAATTTTTATCCCAAGAAACATTGTTAATGCAAGAGAATGCAATTCCAACTGCATACTTAATTGCATCTATTGTTGCCTCTTTTACACTATATCCATTTACATCAGTTCCAGTGATATGTTGAAGTGTATTCCCATCATAATATGATTTTCCTGCTCCAACGCACTTAGAATTACCACCCCTGGTTATATCATGGCAAATTGCTTTAAAAATATCTTTGATATCATCACTGCAATCTTTAGAATTGCCAGTCGGAACAACAAATGCTGGAGATTTATAATCAGTACTTGTTAAATATCCAACTGCTTCATTTGCTATAAAATCAAGATTCATTCTAATCATTCTTGCTGCATCAAAAAATCGATTACTTGATACACCAACTAATGGTTGGAATGCAATAACAGCAGCACCATTTGTTGAATCACCACCAACAAAACTTAAGTCCGTAATGTGGACTGCATTATTAACATGGAATAAATCTTTATCTGAATTTATTGGACTTACTAAACAGTTTCTTAATTCTGTTCCTTCTACCGCAACATTTTTTGAAAGAATAATTGGATTATTCTCTGCATAATAACCAGGGAAAACTTTAATGGTATCCCCAGGTAGTGCAATTGCTGCTGCTGCTTTTATAGTTTTCTTTGAATCATTTTCGGTTAGTCCACTATTTAAATCATTCCCACTTTGAGTGACAAAAATTGTCTTACCAATTGGTTTATATGCATCTATCTTAACACTTCCCTTTCCATTTATTGGGGTAATTGTGATTCCAATTCCAGGAATAATTGACGTAACAATTCCAGAAAGTTGAGCACCAGATCCAAGGAAAGTAGTTGCATTTATTGTCTGGAATGTTGCAGCACCAGAGACATTAACATTGTTTAATGTAGTTATGCCAGCAACATTTACATCCTGAAATGTACTTAGTCCAGTTACATTAATACTTGTTAATGCATTTAACCCAAGATCTGCTCTAAATGCTGCTGCAGTAGTTGAATCTATTCCAGATAAATTTTGAAGTTGTCTTGATTGACTAATAATTTGTGTTGAACCAACACTAATAGTGCTTACTGTTGTAACACCAGAAATATTTACTCTTGTTGCATTTAAATTGGTAATATTCGATGTTACTTGTGTTGATACACCAGTTACATTTAAATTATTTAATGTTGTTATTCCAGTTACTCTTAGGGCATCAAATGTACTTAATCCAACAACTGTTAAGTCATTTAATACATCCAATCCTAGTGAAACTTCTATAGTATTTTTTGTTGTTTCATCAATAGAAGTTACACCTTGTAGGGTAGGTATTCTTGCACTTAGGGCAAATAAATTATTTGTTGTTGTTAATCCAACAGTTCTTGAAATACCACGAACATCTAAATTTGCTAGTGGGTCATTTGTGCCAATTCCCACATAATTTAGAGCTGGATTATAAACTAAACCAGATGGATTTACAAATGCACTTGTATCCTTATCAAAATCTTTTGTATAAGTTAAAAATTGAACTTGATTATCTGTTTGCTCATTAATCGTCAATGAAGCAGCAGCACCAACTGCCTGATAAGCAGTTCCAGTAATATCAATGTTATATACACCACTAAGTCTTTCTGCTGGAACTATTCCTCCAGTTATATTTGATGCATTTGTTAAAGAATTTGAAGTTGCTGCAACACCAGTAATACTAATATCATATAAACCGTTGAGTCTTGCTCTAGGTACAATACCACTTAAAATATTAGTTGCATTACTTAAAACATTAGCAGTTGATACACCAATAGGGTAAAAACCACTTAACCTATTGGGGTTAATTATACCACTTAAGATATTTGCACCATCAAAAAGAAAGGTTGATGTAGTAGCAGAACCAGCTAAATTTCCAATGAATTGGGTTGCAGTAATAGTAGAAGCACCAACAATACTATTTCCCAACAAACTTAAATTGTCATTTTCTGCCAATTCCTCTATCTGTTTTGAATTCGGATTGGCAATTAAAGGATATCTGTCCGCCATTATAGAATGAGATGTTCTTTTTTTCTTATACTATATAGGTTCATTTTTTTATTCTACTTTTCATATTTCGACCAATCTGTGTTTTCTATTGCACTAATTTGTTCTCTTAAATTTTTAATATCTTCTCTTGTTTTCGAAGCAGATTGTAAAAGTGACCACGCATATTTTTCTTTTTCTGCTCTTTTGTCTCTTAGCACTTTAGATTTAGTTGCAACATCCCTTGCTAAGGGTTCATACTTAGATTTGTTTGCATTATGAGTTGCTTCTGCAGAAGATATTGCAGAGTCATAACTAGAACAATTTGCTGGAGTATTTGGACCAGTGCTAGCATAAGAAATTGTAGGACCAGTTGTTCCTCCAATGGTTACTGTTGTTCCTCTAGAAGCATATGTAGTAGAGCAAATAATAGGAGACTCCCCTCCACCACTACATGTAGTTATTGTTGGCCATTGAGTAGTTCCTATCCAATATTCTGCTCTACCTGCCCCAACAAAAGGTTCTTTAATTGCTGGAAGATCATCTGCTCCCTTTATTTTTATTCTTTCTCTTGCAGTTTCTGGTTTCCATGAACGAGATTTATTTGGATCTCCATTTGAACTGTATGTCAAACTATGTCCAATTCCCAAGTTAGATGCATTCAGCATTCCAATCTCCTCTGGACTATTTGGATTACTTGTATAATCAAATCCCGCATCAATTTCTCCTTGAGTTCTAAGTACGTACATGTCGGAAGTTGTTGAAGATGCCAAAGCAACTGTAGATATTGAAACTGCTGGAATCGTTGTTACTATACCAACTCTAAAATCTCCTTCCTCTAACCCAACCAATGCTGGATTGCTTAGAGTTATTGTATTCACAGTAAGTGTTGTGGTAGTTAAAATTCCAGCAGAGTCGTAATATTCAATAACTTGAGTTCCTGTTCCAAATCCCGTTATCTCCGTATAACTACTTGATGTAAAAATTCCAACAAAATTAGTTCCAAGTCCTGTTACTTCTGGTTCCAACAGTACCATTCCAACAGTAACTATTCCAATATTTCCAGCACCAAAATGATAAAAAACATTGCTACCAGTTGATATACCACCAACTAAAGTTGTCAATATTCCAACAACATCGGTTGTACCAAATCCAGTTACTTCTGGCAAATCTCCAGTAGTGAATAGTTGGGGATTATCCAAATCGTCAGTTAAAGTATCACCTATCTGTATTTGTGATGGTATTGTTGGAATAACGTCTCCTAAAAAATTGACTGTGGATATTCCAACCCAAGTGGACCCAAGTGAAACATGGGCAGTAAACTGGGTTACTAAATCTGAACCGTAGTCTTTATTTGAAGGTCTTTTATGGTATTTGAGACCATGGTATGAAGTATATCCATATGTTCCTGTACCAGCACCTCTCCCATCATCTGGTGGTCCCCCATTTAATACGACTTTCCAAGTTTCGAAAGTTGTAGATGTTGCTCCATCCCCAGAACCAGAGAATCCAGTCCAAGAACTTTTCTTTTCCCAAATTAAGTTTGTCCTACATCCAGAAGAAATCCTTGCATCATATGCTTGTTTTATAGCAGGAATTGTTGTATTTACATTTTGAACTAATCCCAATGCTTCGGCATCTACAGATTTAATTAATCCAGTATATCTATCTATTTCAATATCAACCAATGCGAGTCTATCGAGAATTCCTTCTCTTTGCTTGATTTTGCTTTCCAACTCTTCCTTTAAATTTTCAAGTATTTCTTGCGATACGGTCATTATTATAATAACAGTTTTTAATATTTATTTTGCTATAGTTGCTTCCATTGGGATGGATGAGTACAACCCTGATGATGCTTATAATGTTCTGGCTTAAGAGTTACTCTCAAATCTCCCGCAATCGCACATCTTTCATTGACTCTGGGAATTGTTTTTTTAGTATGATGATAAGTTCCTGTTGGCATCAATAATACAGTACCCTCATGTGGAGTTATGGTATAATGATTACAGTTAAATTTATTAAATCCAGTCATTACATTATGTTTATCCGCAACATCAAACCACCCCTCACATACTTGATTTGCATTATCATCTGGAACTCTGCTTACAACGAACTTATCAGAGGTTTCGTCAGTATTTAAATAATAGACAAAACTTATATTTGCTTCATTGTGTTTATGGAATGCTAATGGTGGAGTTGTATCATCACGATGATATACAACCCAAGACTTTATAATATGATAATTCATTAAATCATAATCAATTCCTAAAACTTCTAGATATTCATCTAGAGCAGTTTTGAGTGATTCGAAAAATTGATTATATTCCTCTTTTAGGTGAACGAATATTCGTGAAGATGCTTCTGGTGATTCGTATTCATATCCATTAAACCAATATTTTTTTAAACTTTCATAATGTTTTTGTTTAAATTCTTTATGGCAGTCTATTGTCGTTTGATAAATTGCTAATGGAAAAATTTCATGGGTTTTTTTCATAATTTAAATTAAAAACCATATTCACTATTATCTCCTGGATAATCCTCTGGTGTCAAACCTTTATACTCTGGGATATTTTTAGCAACATCTTTTCTTTCTGCAGTTACCGTATAATAACACTTAATTGTTCCACCAGTATTATTTTTAATATGAATTGCATTTTCGTCTTCTATTCTATCTACGTATAATTCTTGGTGCATTCTAATTGGAGTCAACTGAACACCAATTGTATTCATATCAACTAGACCTTTCCAATAATCTGGTAGTTCTATTTTATTGGTTCCATCAAGATAACCACGAACATAAACTTCTGCTGCTGGACCCTCCAAGCAAACATAACGAAGTCTATGATCTTTTTTAGTTGGATGGAGAATATCAAATGGTTTCTTCGAAAGTGCTATCCCATAAGTTTGGACTAGAGATGTTCCTCCAGCAAAGAAATCAGCAGCAGTGCAAATGCCATCAATGGTTACTGCCCCATGAAAAATCCCTGGAGCATTATTTAAGCATAAAGCATTTCCAATATTAATTGCATTTTTTAAGTCAACTCCATTCTTTAGACTTAATGCATTCTTAATAGTTATTCCATTTTTTGTAGTAACACCAGTAAATAAACTTACTGCAAATACATTTAAAGAACCAATAATATTGGTAATTCCAGTTACCTCTAATGATGCTGGAACTGCAAGTGAACCTAACGGTGGTCCTATCATGCAAGTGGCACGAGCAATTCCGAGCTGTGCAGTTGCACCAATATATACTGGACCATTTAAAACTGCAGTTCCTGGAGTTACTCTACTGGAAGCAGTCAAAAATGAAGTATCAATTTGTCCAACTACTAGTTTATCACCAACTGTAGAAATAGAAGATAGTGCTGGCATATCAAATTAACTGTAAGAATTTCTTTAAGTTTCCAAGTGAGTTTAATATTTGACCAATAAAAGAACCTTGAAAAATATCAACCAAAGATGAACTAGATTCCTGAACTCCTGCTGCAGTCTCTACATATTGACCCATTATATTTACTGAATTTTGAGCAGGAATGTCAATATTTGTTCCTTTTATTCTACTAGTTGGTCCATCTATCTCAATTACCTTTCCTGCTTGAATAGTAACTTCTCCCTCACCATCTTCTGCCACAAGACGAATGCTTCTTGCTTTTAGGGTAATTTGACCATTAACTGCTTCAAAATGAATATCTCCATTTTTTGCATAGATTATTTTTGCTGGTTCCTTTTCATTTGTCTTTCTTCCGCAAACTTCTAATGAAGTTTTTAATGAAATATCTAATTTATCCCCATTTTTGTAATAAGAATATCCAGTATGCTCGTCAGTTATCATGGCATACCCAACTTCTTTACCATTTATTTGCGTTCCAGATTGGACTTTAAATCCAAATCCTTGCTGCCACCATTCTTTCTTTTGTTCAGCCATTATGCAGAGAGTTTTTTTTTTATTTAGTAATACAATCAATGATGTTGATAACACCAAACTGATTAACAACAGTAATCTTGTTAAATGATGGGGTGTATTGAATAACTGGATATGCAGATGCACCTTCTCCTGTTGTTGTTATTATGTCCGCAGATCCTGGATTTTCAGAAAAATTATTACTACAAATACCAGCAATAGAAGTAACACCAACTATAGAACCAGTTGGTGTTACTATTACATTATAGGTACACTCACCAAATCTAATAGTATCACCAGATGTATATCCAAATCCAGGATTTTTAATAACGATATTGGTTATTATTCCTACAACATTAGTTCCTATTCCAGCAAATGTTCCTATTCCAGCAAATGTTCCTATTCCTGGGAATGGAACTAAATTACCAGAAATTGAGGTAGTTCCAATTCCAGTATTTCCACCAAAATCATCTGGAATTGGAGTTCCAGGTGGAGATTCATTTGGTTGATTAAGTGCTGGTGAAAGAGTTGGAGCAAGTCTATTTCCTATAATTATTGTTGTTTTTGCAACATAATCTTCATCTGGATCATATAAATTAAATACCATTGTTTCGACAGGTTCTGTCAAACTATCTTGTCTAATTTTTACTGGTATTTGAGCAGTATTATTGACTATTTTTATTTTTCCAGAAAGTGACAATAAATCCAAATCTTCTATCTTTACGTCACCAGTTATTTCATAATACAATTCTATATTATCTGCGACATTGGTAGTGGTTATGGTAAAGTTTACTGTTTCTCCCTCAAATACTGTATACCTATCAGCAGAAACCACATAAGTTGGAGAAACAAGGAAACTTGAATAGTCTCCTGGACAATACCCAGACCCAGGATTTAGTACATAGATAGATTCAATTCTTCCATCGACAATTTTTGCCTCAAGTTCAGCACCAGAACCATGATTTGTGTTATCTATTACATTTACTGATGGTGGACTAGTATATCCCTTCCCTGGATTTAATACCTGAACAGTAAGTACAGAACCATCATTTCCAACAATCGGAACTGCCTGTGCATTTATTCCTGTGCCAAATATTTCTATAACTGGTGGAATACATGTTGATGATTTCACTCCAGGAGGCATTGGAGTTTTTTCATCCTGAGATGTTGGATTTATTGCCTTTTGAGAACAATCTCTGAATGGTGATGGTCCTGTATAACCAAATAAGGAAGTAGAACCAAATGCTTGGTCAATGTCAGAATTTATTCCCTTCATAAAGTTCATTTTTTTGAGGGTTCTTGTCCAACTATCTTTTCCATTTTTGGATGGTCCAGTGTTTGAACACCATTGAGAAGCAGTCTCACATTTTAATTGATCGCAACCTATAAAATTGAGAATTTGCTGAGCAACTGAAGATACTTGGCTGAGAACTGATGTAATTTGTCCAATCCCCCCCAACAACCAATCAAGACCAGACATAACTGGTCCTAACAAATCATCAATAAAATCCATCAACTTGGATAAAATACCAGCAACAAATTCTTCTACAGCACATAATGGGGCATTAATTGCCCTACCAATCATGTTAGTTAAAAGGTTAACGATGTAGTCAATAATTAGGGGAATTAATTTTTCAAATAAGCAAAATATAATATTAATAATATTCTTTGTTGCCTCTGCTACAGGAGGATGTTGGGGAAGTGGAAGAACCTTTGCGATGAAATCCCGAAATAGATTAGTAACCAGTTTAATTATTGCTCCTCTTAAATTATTAACTATAAACTTTACAACACCAACAATTCTTCTTGCAAATCCCCTTATCTCATTTACTATATCTACAAATTCATTCAATATTGGATCAACATAAGTTCCAATAAAATCTTGTATTCTCCCAACAAATTGAATAAACTCTTGTAGTATTTTTGATATTTTTCCAATTAAATTATCATTGCATCCATTTTCTCTTGTAATGCATATATTTCCCTCTGCTGCAAACTGCTGAGATGCTAAATCTTCTCTAATTGCTTGGTCTGCGCCTGGTTTATTTTCTTCTCTTGCTGTCTCTACTAAATTTCCAATTTCTTTCGAAAATGCAATATCTGTTATTGAACTTGATGATGTTTTGGGTTCTCCCTGAACACCATCATTCTGTTTTCTTATTTGGGTTGCACCTTGTCTTAGTGGACCAGTGTGACCAGTGAATGGTCTCATCTGGTCTCCAATTGATTCTTCTGGAAAATTTACGACACTTTCATTTCTATGAAGACATCCAACAATAACTGGTTGCTGCCCGTCATCACCATCAAGAAAAAATCCAAAGGCAGTTTCCCCACCAGTTAATCTTAATGTTTGACCCACACCTCCTTGGTATGTTCCTTCTGCACCAGTTGCCATTACATGTGCCCACGGCAAATCATTATCGGGGAGAACATTTCTATCAAATGGATGATATCCAATAATTCTTACTTTGCATCGATATGCCCAACTGCCACCAGTCTTGCCTTTTTTGTTTTCACCAGCATCTAGTGCAGACTTTTCATCTCTCCATACCTTTGCAGGGGCAACCTGACCAATCCACCAAATGAATCCGTCTTTGCCCAAATAATTTGATTTTAATAAAGAACCTTCAATCATCGAAAATTTTACACTCAGGTGCGTCTGGATTTGTATGACAATATAATTCAAAATTTGTTGGACAATCAAAAACATCTGGATTGTGTTTTTGATAGTCTAAAAGTTCAGATAGATATGTTTCCAAATATCTTTTTCTTTGTTTATTTATTGCGGGACTTTCCAGTTCCTCGCATACATCATTAATTACTTGTTGAAGTTCCATTGTTTTTATTTGTTAGAAGACCCATAAAGACCATAACTATCACGAATCAATTTTAAACTCGTTACTGTTTGAGTTGCTTCAAAATGGTGTCTTAATTCTTTGATTAAATAATTTCCACTTTGTTGTTTATCTACTTGTTTTTTGTCAGTTACTTCGATTGCGGGAAATTCAGCATGAATTATGTCACCAGCTTTTAAGTTGATATTGCATGGTACTACCATATTTAGTGCCTGTGTGAACAAAATATTATATCTTGATGCAGATTTTGCCATATCAGCAACATCTCTTCCAGACTCCTTAATAACGGTCTCTTTATCCAGTACTCCTCTATCGGAAGTACGAACCATCATTCTTGTCCAAGATTCTCCCAATTCTTTTGATACGGCAATAGTATCATCTGTCCCTAAAGTATTTTTAATTTGCTCTTTTAATTTATAGATGTATATGTCCATCTTGCCAGTATATAAATCGTAAAAATAAGTTTTATTCGAATACATTCCAACTCGCAATCCCTTCAATAAATCAATATTTTTTTCTATATTGTAATTCAAAATTATAAAAGGATTCTCAGTTTTTCCTGCTTCTACGGCACCTGTAAATACATATTTTGGAATATTCTTTAAGTCTGCAGAAGAAGAACCAAGTTGTGTATTGGATACTAAACTGTCGGCACTTTTAAAATTAAATCCATCTTTATTCTCATAAAAGAGGTAACCAGAAGTTCCCTTTGCCTCACCATTATTTCCTTCCCCAGAAACTCCACCAGAAGATAGTGGAGATGCTTTTGGTCCTAACCAAGTTAATACTGTAAATGGTTTTCTTGTATTACCAATAAAACTATAACTATTTGAAGTACTTTCGATATTTTCAGATTTATATTTTGTTGTTTTTAAATCATCCTTTAATATAGTTTCAACAGTTGTCTTTATATTGCCCTCATATCGCCTAAAGCATCTTGTTGTTTCATTGGTAATACCTTCTCTGGAAATTAAATGCAAAGTGAATGTTTCTTTAGTGTCCTTTGCCATAACATCACTAACCTTAAACACATACATTGAATATTCTTCATCCAAAGAAAATTCACCAGAACCAGTGTTAATACTAAAGGCAACTCTTTCTCCACCACGTATTGGTAAAAAATTATAAATCGAAGTGGAATTGGAAATCATCATACTCATAGTTATACATGGGGATAAAATATCCTCAAAGTAATCTACAAATAAAATTGAATTGGTAATATCAATTTTTTTAGAACCATCAAGTGATTCTATAACTGCATAATTATAACTTAAACCTTCTATTGCTGGATTTGACATTATGTTTGAGATAAATTGGTAAGAAGAAGAGTTTTCATCAAACTATTTACCATCTGTGATTCTGGTTTTCCTATTATAGTTGGTGCTTGAGGTGAACCTTGAGGTAAGGTTATTGAAGGAGTGCTGCTGCCAACTGGTGCGGATGGAGTTTTAATTGGAATGAGAACTATCGATGAACCTGGTGAATTGTATTCTGGATAATTAGAAATATTCTTTTGCAATTTTGATAGTTCTTCTGGAGCAAACATAGAAACGTCAACTCCCATACCACCATATCCACCTCCCATCATATCCTGTAATTTTTTACTATACTTTTGGTAATTTGGATGAACTTTATCCGTAGCATTAAAACCTCCAGCAAATTGAACGAATCCAGGGAATTCATTTGCCAATGCTTGAAGTTTTGAATTTATGGGAGATAAATCTGATCTATCAACACTAGTTCCCATTAATTGAACACCCTTTGCTCCCATAGATTTGGCATACTGCAATTGCTGTCTAACTGTTGCTAAATCGGATGGTTGATTTGAAATTCCAGAAGATAACCTAATTAGTTTTCCGCTCATATCTTGGGATTGCATCATTTGCAATACATCTTTTGGACTTGCTCCAGATTTTGCATAACCAGCACTTCCAGTTTTGTCTTTCACTCCCTGTGCAATACTATCACCAATTGTTAGCATGGGTGCAGACATAATATCATTTGCACTGAATTTTCCTGCTTGTCCATTTGATGTTGGTGCCACTGCTGGTGTTCCAGTTTTTATTGGTGATACTTTTGGAGTTTTGGGAGAAGTTCTTAAAAATGGTCTTGGGTCAATGATTTTTCCAGACGTATTATATAATTCAAAATGTAGATGTGGAAAATCCTTTGAACTTGCAGTATCTGCAGGTGAAACTGTTCCTATTTTTTCTCCTGTTTTAACTTCTTTTCCAACAGAAACGTTTGATAGTACATGCACATATCTTGTTTTTGTGCCATCTTTGTGTAATATTCCAATAGTTTGACTACTTCCACCTCCTTTTTGGAATGGATAACCACGACCAACTTCAACTACAGTTCCTGCCATTGCTGCTAAAACTGGATCTCCTGCATTTTGGTCTGCAATATCTTGTCCAGCATGTCTTCTTCCACCACCCCTGTCTGCTCCAAATTGTGCCCCACCATACGTGCTCACATGCCCAGTCACAAATGGAGCAACCCGTTCTACGTTATCAAATCCAGGATAATTTGCATCTGTTGTTCCTTGGTCATCTACTCCAGGTCCAATATCGTTTTGATCCGCTGATATTATATCTGTTTCTGTTCCTTCACCTATTGGACTACTAGAATCTAAAGAAAACCCCATAGCAAAATCACTAAATTTGTTAACAACACTTTCAAACTTATCCATTGCATTTTTAAAACCACCAGAATCTTCTGATAATCCTTTTTGTTTCTGCTCTTGTGCTTTTAGTCTTTCTTTTTGTTTTTGTTCTAATGACTTCTCCCCAGTTACTCCTTCATATGCCCTATCTGCTGCGTATCCACCAATAAAATTTCCTGCCATACTTCCAATTACAAATCCAACTCCTGGGATTGGTATGAGTGTTTGTCCAATTGCACCACCAAGTAAACTACCAGCAAGAGCACCACCAGTACCAGCAGCAGATTTTCCTATACTTTCACCACTTGCAAGACCCGTGGCAAAATCCAATCCAGCAAATATACTATTAACAATTCCTATACTTCTTAATCCAGTAAATCTCAGACTCTTTCCTTTGGGGATTGGATTCTTTGGTTTTTTTGTTGATTCTCCAGGTTGTTTTCTTCCAGAAAACATATTTCCAAGGAATCCAGCAACATCAAAAGAACCACCAATCAATGACCTCAACAAATTACCAATATTCCCAAAAGAACTAGCAACATTTAAATTTGCCAATTCTTTTATTTTTCTTTTTGTTGGTAATTTTATGGTTTGAAGTTCTTTAGTTTCTTTTAATAAAAAAGATGAGAATGATTTGTATTCTGACTGCATTTTAGTCAGACTTCTCTTAGTGCTACTATTAAGTGCAGCAATGCTATTAAAAGATGTAATTAGAGGTGAAGAAATTGTTTTTGCCATTATCCGTCAACGATATTATAAACTATTTTAGAATACATTGTTAAGAAATTAGCAGGATCTGATGATGATAGTAATGGAACCGTTGGACCCTCATTTTCTGGTGGGACTACTATTTGTCCACCTCCACCTGTTGATTGTTGTGGTTGCTGCCCACCCGACATATCACCAATTGGAAGCATAGAAATTGTTGATTTTGCCTGAGATGGTGGTGGTTGAGAAATATTCATTGCCAATTTTGCTCGTTCTTCTGGAGCAAACATTGATGGATCAACACCAAGACCACCCATTCCTTTATCTGGTTTTGCTTGTGGTTTTCCATAAAACTGGTTATAAATTCTTAAACTATCTGCTACAGTTCTAGAGGTTTGTCCCGTTGCTTCTCCATGGACACCTGCCCAACCAGCACTTCCACCAGCTTTCCTAATTGTTGCTTCTGTAGCTCTCTTTGATGGGTCAATTCCAATTGCTTGTAAGTGTGCTAATGCCAGTTTATCTTGTATTTCGGGAGTCATGGGGGTATTTAAATCTACTCCTGCTCTACGTGCCGCTGCCCTCAACGTATCTGGCATAAACTGATATGCACCAGTAGCACCACTCACTCTACCTCGATATTTTCCATATGCTATTTGCTTTCCACCAAGTCTATCTGGAAGTTTTCCAGTTTCGGACATTCTTGCAGCTTCTTCAATCGTTAATTTACCTTCTGCCAATTCTTTAACTACTTGCCCACCAAAAACTTTACCGTATCCGTCTTGTCCAGCAGTTCCCTCTGTGGCACGAAGAGTCTGCAACCATGCCTTTTCTTCTTGTGTATCAGCAGTAACATCTGATGCTCCACCTGTCATTCCACCACCAGAAGTAGATGGTGGTTTTGGTGTAGTTGTGCCACCCCCAGGAGCAGATGTTGATGGGGAAGATTTATCTTTTTTGGGACTTCCTTTTATCATCTCTTCAACTGCATTTGCAAATTTTTCAACAATAAAAGCAAACCTATCTGCAATACCCATTGGTATGTTAGTTACTTGTGGCATCGATTGGAGTCTGTCACTATCAGCAAGTGCATTTACTGCCAATCCTCCACCAACAGCACCCAAACCCAAACCAAGGAGACCAGCACCTTTACGACCAAACTTTACATTTCTTGGTGCAGTTCTTCGTAATGGTCCACCAGGAACATCGACATCTAAATTTATTCCAGGACTACCTCCTGAAGATACTTGTGGTAAGTTTGATAACTGGGAAACTATTTTTAAAATTGTTTGTCTTATTAATTTTGCAATCTCAAAGCTTTCAGTAAAAGATGTTTTAAGTGTTTGTAATCCTTCTCTTAATTGTTTTATATTTTTTCCACTTCCAAAAAATTGAATAAATCCAACAGCATTTTGATATGCTTTTAGGAATTTATCCAATATTCCTATTGGTTTAGCACTATCAATATCTTCAGTTCTTTTTTTATAATTATCAGTTAACTGCTCTACAAAATTTTTAGTTTGTTGTTGAATATTTTGTACTACAGTTTGAAGTTGAGTTACTTGATTTGTTTGTTGTTGTTTTATCTGCTGTATTTGATTTGTTATATTTGATGATACTTGTTGTATTTTATCATCTGTTTGCTTATTAGTTATGTTAGTGGCATTTCTAACGCTATTATCTACTTGATTTAAAATATTTGACGATATTGTACTTACAATACTATTAATATCTGGAGTTACTGGTTTTACTGCTGCACGTTGAAATCCTACAATTTTATTTGCTGCCGAAGAAACAACAGAAGACCCAAGTGGAACACCGCCAGATATAAAATTCTGTGCAGATTCAACACTTTTTGGACTTCTTCCTACTATTGTTTCTGGTCTAAGGGCAGACTTAATTGCCATTTGATTGTTGTTGTTTTAATTTTTCTTCTTCAATATGCTGCTGCAATAATCCAACGTAAATATCCCTTTCCCAGGGTATCATATTTTCAATCTCAGTCAATGAGTATTTATGGAACTGCATGAGGGCAAAATTGATTCTAAAATAAGCCTCAAGATCCATATGAGACATAATTAGCCGAAAAAACTCGTTAACCCCTCCAACGTCACTTCATTTACTACTCCAGTTTTAGGATTTTTTACTTTTAAAGTATGAGAAAGTTTTGGCATGGTCTCAAAGAAATGCTCAATTTTCTTAAATTGAGAAGAATTCATTTGCTCAATGAACTCAATTAATTCTTTTTTTGTGCAGTCTGATGCTGCCCAGGATTCCTCATCATTATACACCATATCAATACAGGAAGAAATAATATCAAAAGACTTTTCAATATTGTTTTCACTTTGAACTTCACTAAAATCAAAATTATTTTTAATGAATTGGTCCAAAGATGGATACTTCATCTTCATAATCAAATTGTCATCCAATTTTATATCAGAAGAATGTTCTGGATTTTTTTGAACTTTTATTTCATCAATATAAACTGTCACTGGAACTTGTGTGTTCTCATTATCATCATAGCACGTAACAATCAAATCAATATTTTCTCCTACAGATTTCCCCCTAACATTTAGAAATACATATTCAATATCAAAAGTTGGAAGATCCTCTACTTTAACTCCTTTAGTGAGGATGCATTCTTTTAATACCTGCTTTATTGCATTTGTAATTTGTTTGGTGTCTTTAGATTCTAATGCAATAATTAAAATTTTTTCTTCTTTAACTAAAAATGGTCGGTATTTAATTATTTTCCCATTTGATGGTAATTCCAACTCATATGTTGGTGTAGAAATCTTCGGTAAAGGCATAATAACCCAATAAAATATTCAGTATAATTATTTATTATGCTCCACGAATCGTTCCCCTATTGTGCTCATAAACATATCTAGAGTAACTAAATTCCACAGTAGTTTTTGTTATCGTACTTCCTTCATATGATACTGGCAACGCAGTAATGTTTGTTGGAAATGCTTCTATCAATCTATAAGTAATTGATGGCACATTTCCCAATTCACCTCCAGGTATAGTTGGGTCTAACTTAAAATTTCTTTCAAATTTAACAATACTAATAGTTCTCTTGTAATCATCTGGATACTTCATTCTAAAAAAATCATTTCTGTTTTTTCCATTTCCAAAACCATTTGTACTTGGACCAAATCTACCACCTGCTTCATTACCATCAAGTCCATATAGTGGATTAATAAAATTCATCCACTCCTCAAATAAACGAAGTAACTTATAATCATTATCAACATAAAAGGTTAATGTTATTGGTGCATATACCCTTCTTGTCGGAAACCTTTCGATTATTCCCTGACGACTTCCAGATTCTTCCGTAACTTCAAAAGTTGCTCCAGGAATTACTGCTTCTGAGCAATAAAAATCATAGTAAGTATTTTGTGCCAAATCAGTTGTAAGTCCAGAAGAACTCAACCACTGCATTAATTTATCTTCACTAGAATTTGAGTTTGTTAAATGTAGAGAAACTTTAAATTGACTAGTTAATGATAAAGCACCAAAAATATCTCTAGCACTATCAAGTTGAACTGCCCCATCACTTCTTGGGGTAGTCATCTTAACATACAAAGGACCTATTTCTGGAAATCCTCTGGAGTTTGTTTGTGCCATTTATAAATATTTTTAAAAAAATACCTATACTATGTATGCCACATAAAGATGATTCGGGTTACCGACAGGGTAAATTTAAACCACAAAAACCAGAAAAATATAAGGGTGATCCAACAAAAATAATTTATAGGTCATCATATGAATTGAAATTTATGCAATATTGTGACCTAACAGAAAGTGTAAACGAATGGAGGTCAGAGGAATTTTTTATTCCATATATTTCTCCTATAGACAATAGAGTACATAGATATTTTCCAGATTTCTTTGTTAAGTATACTGATAAAAATGGCAACAATAGAACTTTGGTTATAGAAATTAAACCAGAAAAGGATTTAAAAATGCCAGAACAAAATCCAAAAAGAAAAACAAAGTCTTGGGCATTTCGAGTTAAAACGTGGGCAGTTAATCAAGCAAAATGGAAAGCAGCCAAAGAATTCTGTGAGGATAGAAAATACGAGTTCAGAATTTTAACCGAAAAGGAATTGGGAATACCAGTAAAATGATTTCAGAAGAAGTAAAAAAACAAGCAGGGAAAAAATTTAGAAGCACAAATTGGTGGACCAATGCCACCATGAATGAACTAAGAAATTATCAAAGAAGAAATATAAATGAACTTGATACAAATTTTATAGTACCAGGTGATTTAGTATTCTTTCTTTATTCTGCAAAATATCCTCAAAAATATGAATGGTGGGATAGGCATCCACTATCTTTTATAGTTGATGTAAATCCAAGAGAAGGAAGTTTTGTTGGAATAAATTTACATTACTTAAATCCCCAATATAGAGGGGGATTTGCCAAATCACTCCTAAATAAAACAGGAGTTTCCAATGCCCCAAAAAAGACTATTCACAAATATCTTTTTTCTGGAGTAATGAGTGAATTATTTAAGGTCCCAAAAAAAGATTGGGTTGGCGTTTCATTATTACCGACAGAACAATTTGTCGATAAAAACGGGCAATCCGTACCAAAATACAGAGTCTGGGACGCACCTTAAATGGGATATGAATTATTAAAAGATAATTATTACGTATCGGGGATTGCTCCTTTAGGAGTTCCTTTAGGATTTGGATTAAGATATGATCCAAATACTGGTGATTACGAATTAAAGCAAAAGGGTCTTGGTGGAAGTTATGATATTGGAATAGGGTTGGCAGTATTCTACAAAAATGGAAGTTGGTATGGAGATGCACTAAGAGACCCAAAATTATTTAAAGATGGAAAACCAACAGCGTTAGCAAACCAATTAAGTGAAGATATTAGAAGAAAAGTTAATGCTGCGTATATAAAAGGTGGTGGATCAAACTCTGGACTAAAAATAAACAAAACTGCAATAGATCCCACAGGAACTGCGGGGATTAATAATTTTTTCCCAGGAAATAACGCAGGACTTGCCACTGCTGTTCCTGGAGGTACAATTCTTTCATCACCACCTGGGTCTCTACCGAAATTCAGTGAACCTTTAGATTTTCCAAGTGCCAATGAAGAACCTTTATTTGGAACACAGTCAACAAAAGACAGCAGAAGTAAATTACTAGTGTATCCAGTTGATATCCTTGAAAATAGACAAGATACACTTAGAATAACCATGTATAATTATTCTTCTCCAAGTGGAGAATCTTTGTTTGGTGGACAAGACCCTGGAAAAATTGTAGTAGATGGACTTCAGCGTTTATCTGGTGCCAAATTTGGAAAAGAAGAATTCAAAGGAACTGTGATTTTGCCAATTCCAAATAATGCTTCTGACGCAAACTCAGTTGCTTGGGCAGAAGACTCCATGAATAATATTACTGCTGCACTGCTTGCAAAGGCATCTGGAAATTTAGCACTCGCTGCTGGTGGTGCTCTTGCTGGAGCATTGACTAAAGCAGTTGCTGGAGTAAATCCATCACAAGCAATTTACTATCTTACATTATTACAAGAAATAAATCCAGATCTAAAAGACCCAAAAGTTCTCAAACAAGTAAATTCCCTAGTAGCATCACTATCATTAAAACAAGCAGGAATTGACATCTCACCAGAAACTATACTTTCCAGAGGTTTTGGTGTAGTGCCAAATTCTAATATGGAACTTCTATTTAATTCACCAAAATTAAGAAGTTTTGAATTTTCTTGGAGATTAAGTCCAAGAAGTGCAAATGAGGCAAAAACAGTAAAAAGAATTATAAGATTCTTCAAGCAGGGAATGGCAGCAAGAAAATTAAGTGCAAGTTCGGGAGCAGGTGCAGCATCAGCGCTTTTGGGAACTCCAAATGTATTTAAGTTGCAATATAAAACTGCAGATGATAAAGCAATCTCTGGATTAAATAGATTTAAATTATGTGCTTTAACAGGATTTTCGGTAAATTACACTCCAGATGGTCAGTGGTCTGCATATGATGAGGGACAACCAGTATCTGTAAATTTAGGTATGGGATTCACGGAACTAGAACCAATATTTGAATCCGATTATCAAGATAAAATATTTAAAGATTTGAAGGGTGCTCCAGATCTAGATGAAATTGGTCCAGACGACGTAGGTTACTAATATGTCATATTTCAGAGAACTTCCCAACTTACAATACCCATCACAATTTCAAGTAAGAAATTACATTGATGAATATGTAAGTGCAAAAAATCTTTTCAGAAGAGCAAAACTAAGAGGTGATGTGGCAAACTATGCCACTGCATTTACATACTATCAAATAGTAGATAGAGAAAGACCAGACCAAATTGCTCAAAAATTATATAATGATTCAAATTTAGATTGGATTATTTTACTTACAAATAATATTAAAAATTTGAATAATGAATGGCCCCTAGATAATGATTCACTTTATAAGTACATGATTGAAAAATATGGATCAGATGAAGAACTGGCAAAAGTTCATCATTATGAAACAGTAGAATATAAAGATGAATTTGGACGAATAATTATTGAAGGTGGTCTTCAGGTAGATCCTGGAAAATCAGAAACAATACAAACAAGAGAAGATACAAATGAGTATCTGCTAGAATCTTTCCCAAGTGCAAAAAGCAATACTGTTATCAGTATAAATCTTTGTCAAAAATTAACAGTATATGGAAGGGACATTAAAACAAGTGAATATTTGATTACAGATATTCAAACTAATATATCATACTTAAAAATCAAATCCAAAACTTCCAATGGATTTGGTGATGTAACTGTGTTAAATAGTTTAGCAGATTGGCCTTTTAGTTGGGGTGGAATTTTAAAATTGAAACAAAGAAATGGCAATGAAGTTGAAGTAAAATTAACCGATGCCATAACAGATACAAAAATAAGAATACCAGAAAGACTTTATGAAATCACTGGAACACTAGTCGATGGTATTCTACAACCAACATTTAAGTTCACTAACGAGTTACCAGCAGCATAAATGAAATTCCCATTTCCTGGAATGAAAGTCTTTATCGAGTCCGATAGTCAAATATTGGAGTACCTTGATACGACAGGAAGCATACAAACAGTAAAAAATGTAGTGAATCCAGTCACAAATTATGAATATGAAGTAAAAGAAAATGAAAGAAAGAGAACAATACTCGTATTGAGACCAGAGTATATTGGTGCAGTTACTTATGATATGAGAAATATGATGAAATATGATAGATCGTCTCAGTATGTAGACTCATCAACTAAGAAAACATATAACCCAAGAAATAACATATAAAAATCCCGCAAAACCTTCATAGAGAAAATTTTGCGGGAAATTTTTTCGGACCCTTTTTTAATTTAAAGGTGATTTTTCAACAAGGGTAGTATTGAACTTCTTTAAATGTTCTTACGTATGGTTCTACCCTACCTTCACCAGAGACTACTTCTTCACGAAAGATTTCTCTTTTGCAATTTCCATTATATCCATAATATCTTGGATAGTAATTTGTGTAATATCCACCATATCTAAATGGTCTCCAAAATTGATCCCATGTTATTGCATAAGATGGGGATATTGTAAAAATTACAGAAAGAAAAATCAAGTATTTCATCAGGATTCTGCAAGTTTTTGGAAGTAGCTCAGGGCATCATCATCTTCGTCTTCATCATCACTAGAACTTGAAGACGAAGTACTGACATCATCATAAGATGCGGAACGAGATGAGGACGAACTTACAGATTCACCACGACGTTCACGTTCCCACTCTTCCTCCTCGGCAACAACTTCTGGGTCTTGGTTCTTAGGAACACCACGGAGACCAAGAGTGTATTCAAGACGCTTCTTGAGGTCATCATAAGACTTAAACTCTTTGGGGTCTGTAAAGTCATTCAGGTTGTTGAGGGACTTATAAATTCGTTCCAGTTCATCATCATCACCATCAAGAAGAGCAGAAGGTGCAGCAAACTCAGACTTGTCGTAGTTCCAGTATCCATCTTTCTTAACAAGTTTCAGCTTGAAGTGAGCACCAGTCCAGAAATCGAAGGGATTAATGGGAGTTTCATCTTCAAACTCAGGTTGCATTGCCGCAAGAATCTTATCATAGATTTTCTTACCAAACTTATAGAGGAAGACTTTACCCTCATTGTCAGGATTGGCAGGATCACGAACAACATAAATGTTTGCGTAGTAAGAAAGTTTACGCTTTTGCTTACGTGCTTCTTCTTTATCACGATCAGAACCAGAGTTCCAGAGAACACGGTTCTTTTCACACACAGGACATTGCTGACCAAGAGTGGTGAGGCAGTTGTCAATCAACCAACCACCAGGACCTTGGAATGCGTGAGACCATACTTGTGCCCAAGGCAATTCACAACCTTCGGGGGCAGGAAGGAAACGGATAACTGCGGAACCTACACCGCTCTTATCCATAACAGGTTTCCAAAAACGGTCGTCATCCTTGGAACCAGAATCGTTGAGTTTCTCGACTTGTTTGATGAGTTTTTCGGTGAGGGAACCCATCTTAGATTGCTTTTTAAGATCAGCAAAAGACATTCGTATTCTCCGTATTAATCGTATTTGAAGTGTGTGCCGTATTGGTACGTATTAAGTCTAGCAGCAGAAGGGTCAATCGTCAAGAGTTTTCTCAAGATACTCAATCTGAGATTCTAAAATCTTGAAAAATTCATCCACTGTTCCATTTTTACCCAACCCAAAAAGTTGGGCAGAATCAAGTATTCTATTTTTCATTTC